TAAACTTGTCTGATATGACGAACACGCCGGACATCGAAGAGGATTTAAAAGATTTCATTATTGACAATATTGACCTGGGCGGTGAGCTGCCGAGTTATTGTTTGTTTGAATATTCAATTAACGCGCTGAACCGGGCGATCCTCATTCAGTTCCAGGACGAGATTGCGCCGGCCGAGGATAACGTCAGTCCGATTTCACGGCAGCGGTATTTAATCGCGGCGCGTGAGGAGCATCCGCAGACTGCAATGGCGACAGCTAAAATAATACGTGATTATTTGCACAGGAAGGAAGGATTTACCATCGGCGGTGTTCAATGTTCCGGGTGTTATGCGGACACAGGTATTACGCGGATTAAAGACGAGGATTCAAAGTTGTATATAGCAATTTGTTATTTCATATTCATTTTACGGGAGGACGTATAAAATGGCACGTTCAGATGTTCAGGTAGGCGCGGGGGATGTCACGTTTAATTCTGTTGACCTCGGAGAAACTGTGGGAAATATTGCGGTTTCTTTTGGGCTGGAAACATTAATTCATCAGTCAGACCAATCGACAATGCCGGAGGAGGTTTTCAGAACGGGAGAGGGAATTGTTGTCACCTGCCCGTTAGATGAATCAAGTTTGACTCAATTGCAGTATGCGTTCCCTCATGGCACGTATTCCGTGAGCAGCACCAAAAAGCAGATAATGGTCGGCGGCAGCACGAAGTACCGCTTTTCATCCTATGCGTATGAGCTTTTAATTGAGCCGATAAATGCCACAAATGATAATGAAAACATTACTGTTTATAATGCGGTGAGTTCGCAGCCGATTGAGATTTCATTGTCGAGGACTGCGGCGCGAATATGGACGGTTGTATTTCTTGGATTGAAACTCGCGACAAGAGACGCGGGCGAACAGTTGTATTGTATCGGCGACGATTCTATTTAATTCGGTACGTGTTGATTGAATGGAATGCGTTTGTTGCCAAAAGGCAATAGGATAATCCTATACCCTTTTTCATAACAGGATGGAGGCTGTATATTGGAACATGAAAACGTTATAAGGCCTGATGTGTGGAAGAAAAGCAGGGGAGCCACTCGTGTTGTTGAATTGCCATCAGGGCAGAGTGTGCGAATCCGGGAATTAAATCCCCTGCAACTGTTACGTTCGAATATGGAGAATTCCGGAGAACTGGCGGCGAGCATTTTTTCCCTTATCACGAAAGCGGATGAGGGTGGCGAAATAGCTATCTCAAAAATAACAGACTTGGAGGTTCCAAAGTTTATAAAAATAATGGAATCATATTTCCTTGAGGCCGTTATTGAGCCACGCATTGTGACAGATCGGAAAGATGAAACGGAAGATTCAATTTTCTTCGGTGATGTTGACACGGCGGATATTATGTTTTTATTCGAGTCTTTCGGCGAATCAACAAAGGCGACACAGTTAAAGCGTGAAGAACTCAAAAAGAATGAAAAGTTTTTTCGCGGGGAATCCGGATCAAATCCGACTGATGGACGCGGCGGCCCAGAGGTACGGGCAGAGGCCAAGCCAGATGTTGTCGATCCGGAGTCCGATGGAGGCGTTAAAATTTGATTTAGCCGTGATGGTCGCGGCGACACAATATGAAAAGGACGGGACGGTATCGGATTCGGTTCAAGATGAGATCAACCAGAAAGTTCAGGAAGTGCATAGCGGCTATTGTTCTAAATATTTAGATGGCGGCGGAGGCAATGCAGGGCAGCCGAGGAAGTTTCAAAGCGTATCGGCGTTTAAAAATTTCAGCTCAGGGATTTAAATAATGGCGGAATTAGGCACAGCGAGTTTTAAGATCGGCGTTGATATTGGCGATTTTAAAAACAAGGTCGAGCAGTTAAAAACCGGATTTGCTGGCGCGGGGAAAAAGATTGAGGCTCACGCGGAGAGTATCCGGAAGGCTGGTATGGGCATCTCAGTCTTTGGGGCGGCAGTAACGGGGGCGCTCGGCCTCGCAGTAAAGAACGCGTCCGCGCTGAAGGAAGCCATGGGGAAGTTTGAGGTCGTCTTTGAGGGGCAAACAAAAAAGGCAAAAGGGTTTGTAAAGGTGCTGGTTGACGGCTATGCCATGTCGACGCTGGAAGCACATAAGTTCTTGGCGGGGATGCAGGATTTGCTCGTTCCGATGGGCATGGCGAAGGGGGCCGCGGCAGACATGGCGAATGGCATTGTCCAGTTGGCCGCCGATCTTGGTTCTTTTAACGATTTGCCAACAGAACAAGTGATGGGGGACATGCAATCGGCCCTTGTTGGAAGTTATGAGACAATGTCGAAATACGGCGTTGTCATCACGGCGGCAACAGTACAAACAAAGGCCTTGAACATGGGCCTTGCGGACAGTAAGGAAAACCTCACAGCGGCGGACAAAGCGCAAGCCGTATACGCCATGATTGTTGAAGGCTCTACCGCCGCAATCGGCGATATGGCGCGTACTCAAGATGGTCTGGCCAACGTGACGAAGGATTTGCAGGCTAAGTTCTCGGATTTAGTTGGCGTCATTGGGCTGAAACTTTACCCCATTGTGACAAGGATCATTATGGTTTTTCGTGACGGGGTGAAGGCGATAATGGCGTTTGCTGAGGAAAACGAGGTATTAATCAGATACGTGACGTTAACGGTTGCGGCAATTGGAGCATTGGCGGCGGCAATCGGGCCGATCCTAATATTATTGCCAAGTATGGTCACGGGTATTAGAATGGTGGGCCTGGCTTTGTCGGGTATAAATCCAATATTTTTAATTATAACGGCTACATTGATGGCGTTCACTGCGGCATGGGCAACAAACTTTTTCGGTATCCGGGATATAGCGGGTAACGTGATTGACGGAATCGGGGCCTTGTTTGACGTTATGAAGGGCAATATGTCAAAGTTTCTAACTGGAATTGCGAACACGATTTATACGGCGCGGTCATACATGCTCAAAGGGCAACGCGCCATAATGAATTTGTTGGGGCAAGACACGACCGAACTTGATGCCCAATTGGCAATCATACATGGCAATATTGTAAGTCGAAATGAAGAATCGAAGATACGTCAAGTCAGAACATGGCGTTCATTTTTCGATGAGCGGAAGGCGCTGCGGGAGGGATTCACAGAGCAGGAAAAAGAGAAAATTGATGAACTGACAGACGCGGAAGTTGATGCGGCTAGCACGTCGGCGGCGGCGCATGGAGTGGCAGAAGAGAAAGTCCGCGAATTCCGTAGAATGACAACGGATGCTATGATTGAAACGGGAAACGCGCGGATTGAGAAAGAAAAAGAAACATACAGCATCATGGAAGATTTGGAAGAGCGGGAGGTTGAGAATTTCCAGGCCATGATGAATGATAAAATTGCGGACGCGTTGAGATACTCAGAAGAAATGGGAATGAGCCTTGATGAATTCGATGCAAAGGCATTTGAAGTATACCAAAAAATAAAAACCGGTCATGCGGACAGCCTGACAGAGCAGGAACTGCGCATGGCGGAATATGTGGGGAAAATCACGGGCGAGGGAGGCTTTGAGCAGGTAGAGAAAAAGGCCGGGGAAGTTTCCGAAGGCGTAAAAATAGATTGGGATCGGCATTTAACGGCAATGGCGACAGCGACCGGAAACAAGATAATGAATAGCGAATTGAATTTTAAATCGCTGGGCAGTATTGTCTCCGGAGTTTTTGGTGACATTAAAAATTCAGTTGTCGGCTCATTCAGGATGATATTGCAGGAGTACGTACAGGGATTTATTACAAATATGATAACGGCGACAAAGACAAATCTCGGTGGTGGGTTGTCTGGTGCATTAAGTGGAGTTTTTGGAGAGTTGTTTACTTCAATTAAATCGAGCATTGGCGGATTACTGGGGTCATTGTCTGGCGGGGTGTCCGGGTTATTGAGTAGTTTTTCGTCTGGGTCATCGGGGATATTGAGTTCCTTGGCCTCGGTTCTGCCTGGTGGGGCCGCGATTGCAGGTATTGCGGCGTTGGCACCATCGGTTATTAGTGGCGTTTCAAGTGTTGTCGGTGGGATCGGATCGGCAATTGGCGGACTGTTCGGCGGCGGAAGTGACCGGGCGACAATCGAGGAAGCTATTGAAACATCGCGCAATTTATCAGCGGAAGAACAGACGGCGGCGGATGTTCGGCGGCAAGAAGATATTGCAAGCGATAGTGTGGAATCGGCGGCTGGCCGCATGGGATCATTTGATACTACGGCCACAAATTTAACTGATTTATCGGCGGCAGATGCGGCACAGGCGGCAGCGTTGGCAGAGCGGGAGATAGCGGCGCAACGAGCGGCACAGAATGCGGAAAAGAACGCGGCGGCAGATCAGGAATATGCGACGGCAGCGGCAGAGCGCACGGCGGTCCGCAGAGTGGCAGCTGACGCAGAAATAGCAGCACAGAACGCAGCAACGGAAGCGGAAAAAGCTCGGCTCATGGGTGAGATGTTTGCAAAGCAACGATTGGCCAGAGAGGCGGATAAAGCATTTAATGCGATGGTTGCAGAACGAAAAAAAGAAGAAGAGGCGGCGGCAGAGCAGGCGGCATGGTGGGCGTTAAGCCCGAAGGAACGAAAGGCGGCAAAGGCGGCGGAAGAGCAGGCAGAGAAAGACCGGGAATATGCAGAATTATCAGATGCGCGGGATGTGGCAATGAGGGCAGCTGGTATGTCTACTTTTGCGCGGGGCGGCAACGTTATGCAGAACATGTTTGCACGGTTACATGCGCGGGAAATGGTACTGCCTCCGGATTTGTCAGATTTTATCCGGCGTTCGGCGAAGAACGCGGCCGGTGCGGCTGGTGCAGTCGCGGTTAATATTGCAGCCGGCGCGGTTAATATCTCGGGCGTTGGAAACAGTGTTTTAGATAACACTGATAATTTGGCGGATATGATTTCGATGAAGCTTGCAGATCGGGTTCTGAGGCGCGTTCAAGTTTCAGGGGCATAATAAGTGGACGGTAATCTCACAATATTAATAAATTCGGTTGATGTCACCAGCGCGGAGGTTCGCAGGAGTTTGAACGTTTCGCGGACATTAACGCGGGAATCTGATAACTGCTTATTTCGGGTGCGCGACACAGCAGCTGTAATTCGTGAGGGTCAGGAGGTACAGATATATGTCGGCACAACGGCACAGATATTATTCGCGGGCATCGTTGATATGGCTCCACGATATCCTTTTGCCGGGATGCAGGCTTGGGAATATTCGGTTGTATGCCGGGACTATTCAAAGGTTTTTGATTACCGGCGGGTAGCAGAGGCGTATCTTGATAAAACGGCAAAGTATATAATTGAAGACCTTGTTTCAAATTATGTCGCTGGCGCGTGGGGAATCACGACAACAAATGTCGTAACGGGGCCGACGATTGAAGAAATCTCTTTTAATTATTTGAGCCCCGCAAGTTGCATAAAAAAGATTTGCGATCTCACAGGGTATTCGTGGTACGTCGATTATGAGAAGGATGTTCATTTTTTTGGTTCTGAGGCAAAGACAGCGCCGTATGAAATAAAAGACGATCCTGATTTCAGCTTTTTTAATTATTCCGATCAGCGGGACATGGCGCAGATCAGAAACCGGGTGACGGTTTCAGGCGGTAAATTTTTAAGCCCACCTTTTACAGATACATTCACCGGCGACGGCACAGCAGACGAATATGAACTTACCGACTTGCCTCACAATATATCGATTCTTGAGGACTCGGTTGCAAAGACGGTCGGCATTGTAAACATTACCGTTCCGGCGACGGTAGACTATATTGTCGATTATTGGAGGAAAACAGTCACCAGGACGGCGGGGAATCTGGGGAATTTAGTTGTATTAAGCGTGACATATTCTTATCATGCAAAAGTCGTCTCCCAGGCAGAGGACAGCGACGCACAGACGGCATTAGTCGCATTAGAGGGTGGCGACGGAATCCGCGAAGATCGAATCATTGACGACACAATTACCAGCGTTCCGGAAGCGCACGCGATAGCGTTGTCACAGATTCGGGATTATGCGTATGCTAAAATACGTGGATCGTTTAAAACATTTGAGGATGGGTTTGATGTCGGGCAACGTTTAACAGTTGCATTTAGTGGCACGGATTATAACGGGGATTATACAATTACGTCGGTAAATATCCGGTGTGTTCAAAACGGTTTATTGGAATATTCAATCACGTTTGCAGAAAAGGCAATGCGCGTCGAGGATTTGCTTGTGAAGTTGCTCAGGAAATCGGACATAACGGCAACGGAATCCGGTGAGGGTATAGATAAAATCAAGATAGTTGAAGAAACGATAGAATTTGTTGACACGAATACAATTCAAACGGATACATACAGCGCGACAACATGGGGGGCGGATGTGGATGAGTTTAAATGGGGGTTTGCTCAATGGGCGTAATTATAAATCAGGCAATGAGATTCAAGGGGCGGGTTTCGTTTATCTTCCATGACCCGGCAAAGTTTATTGACGGTCTACGGCTCGATGAATATATTAAAAATATGTATGAGTCCATTAATCGGGAAGCAGCTGGAATCAGTGACCCGTGGCAGCGGGAGCGCGTTAAAAGAGAAAAAGCGACAGTACTTGATAGCATTTTAGGGTTTTGTGTCGTTAGACAGGCGCGGTATGACAATGTAACTTGTACTGTCGGCAGAACTCAGATAATAAAAGCATTGGCGAATAAAACTCCGACGGCCACATATATGGAATATAGCGCCCTCGGTACGGGATCGGGAACGCCTGCGGTATCAGACACGACGCTATCAACTGAGTTGGCCCGGAAAACATTCTCATTGATTTCGCAGTCGGATAATACGGCGGAATTCAGATCATTTTATACAACGGATGATGCGAACGGGACATTAACGGAGATCGGGCATTTTATGGACGATGCGACAGGGGCCGCAGATTCCGGGACTTTGTTTAATCACGCGGCAATATCAGAGACAAAAACAAGCAGCTTGACACTGACGACAATATTTAATTTAACGGCCAATAACGGGTGAGATAATGGCGTATAGTTCTGAAATCGCGGCAGGTGATACAGCATTAGCGACACAATATAATAATCTCCGGAAAGACGCGCTTGGAATCGTTGACCTCACGGCGGCCGCCGGCGGCGTAACGGAATACTTGGCGGCGTATGTGAACGGCAGCGGAGAAGCGGCACACGCGAACGCAAGCGCGGCGGGAACGGCGGATGTGAAAGGAATTATTGTCGCGACGGCGGCGGGAGCGGCTGCCTGTCAGATTCAACCTCGCGGGGAGATTACGAATGCAGGATGGTCGTTTTCGGCGGGTGATACGATATGGCTTGACACGTCGGCGGGCGGATTAACCGCAACACCTCCATCTATTGTCACGGGCGCCCAGCTGGTAAAAATCGGATGGATGAAAACAGCGACAACTTTGGTAATAAATATTGAGAAATTAACACCATAATTATAGAGGTTTCAATGACACCAAGGACTGAATTCGTGCATGAATCGTTTGAATCGTTTGAGCGGTTTATTGGCAAATGTTTTGCAACTTGTCTGATGGGTATTGTCTTTGCAGCAATATTTCTGACCCTTGTGTCTGTGCCGGTATACGGTCAGCAATCGAAAGTTGCCGTGATTTCAAGCCACATGACAATCATTGATGGCGATACGGTACGAAATGAGTTTAAAGCTGTTGCGAGCAAAAGCGGCGTATTTGATGAGCGAGTTCTCAATACGAGGATGTCGAAAAAATCCGCATCATATGCGCTTGAAACTGGTGGCGATTATATCCGCTTTTATTATCGTGGTGGCAGTGTCCCTGCGGATAAATTCATCCAGACGAATAAGGGCAGGTCTGAATGGCTTTACGGCAAAGCGAGATTGGTAATCCATCATAATGAGAGCAGTATAAAAGAGGATGTTATAATTGATGATGGCGGGGAGCTTAACCACTCATGGCTGATTGCTTCCAATTTGAAAAGGCACGATAGCGGGTTTGGCAAGTACAAAATTCTTGAACCGTTTGCCACTGATGCAGGCGGGGACACTTTGGAGCTCACATCTTCCATTGCGTGGAAAGACACGGCGTGGTGGATGAATGTGGCGATTGAGGGAAAAGGGGCGAAGTACCCAATTACGCTTGACCCGACGGCTATTGATACAACTATAAGTGCGGAGAGTATTGGATCTTTAACTTCTGCTGATGATGCTACCTATCTTACGACACGAAACAGTATAACAGGTGCTACTTCTAGTCAACTTCATGTGGGACAGCGATTATCTCTTGGTAAGTATGCAGTAAAGCGGGGATTTTTACGTTTTAATTATACATTACCCTCAAATGCGGTATTTGATTCTGCAAAACTGAGTCTCGATGGAGGAGGCGATCAATCAAATGGCGTTGATTTCAATGTCACTATAGTTTCATCAAGGCATAATACGCCGATTCCAGTAGCAGGGGATTTTGATTCATTTATAGGGTGGGCGGCTGCAGGAGCTTATGCAGGTATGACACCTATAAGTAAAGCATGGAGTTCGACGGAATATTCTGCAGATTGGAATAATATTTATTTTACCCCTGCTGGACTTGATACGTTAAAAGCAAGAATGGCCGACACACTTAGAATTGCTTTCATATCATCACTAGACAGTTCTGCCACTGCTCCTGCTGATAATGAGTACATTGATTTCTCGGGGCCGGGAGAAGCAGCGGCAACAAGACCGAGATTGATAATTTATTATCTTCTGCCTAATATTTACGCTGCGGATTCATTAGCATTCTCTTCTCTTACGGATTCTTCAGCGGTATTAGATTCTATTGCTTGTAATCCATTAGATGAATCAAATACAAATTTCTTTTCTATATATGATACCTCAATGAGTATGTATTTAGATACTTCACTAATTTCTCCATTTACTATTACAGAAAAGAAGTATACAAAATTAATATGGAATGATGGTAGATGGTATCCATTTCCGAGGAATTATACTTCAATATTTAGAATATTTTCATATGCTTTAAATAAAACAGATAGTTTAAAAATTAAGATTGATAGTTTGACTATAGGAACACCAACTGGAGGTGGAGATGGTGGTGGTGGAACTAATCAAGGCAGGTGGAATCCTGCGGACGACAAAATAGAATAAGGGCCGGCATGGCAAACGCAAGCGATTATTGGGTTGATGACACAGTTATCACCGGCACGATAGA